CTCGTCAAGGCAGAATTCTTCAAAGAGTTCGAGGATCACGTTCCATCATTCACAGATTACGCGCTGGAAATGCGGTCAGATCGTGGAGTCAATCTGCACTTCTGGGTCGAGAACGGAATCACTAGCGCAATCGGACGAGTCATTGGACTAGCTTCACCGTCTAAGGATCCGAAAACTGCCGCACGTCCAACACGTCAAGACATGGAAAAGGTTGAACGACTATCCACTTCCGACGTTTCAGAATTGAAGAAGAGCGACGCTTGGACTTCGATTCCATCGTGGGACACTAAAGAAGCCGCCGAAGCTGCCGGCATGCCAACACTAGGAACGGCAATCGACACCATCAAAGATTCTCTAGGTGGAGCAATTATTGACGATCCATATTCATGCAAGCACGGGCAACGCAATTTCAGATCCGGAGTATCTAAGAAAACAGATAAGCCCTACGGTGGCTGGTACTGCCCGAATGGAATCGTGTCTCACCAATGCGAAGTCGTCTGGGGCGTACTTGGATCCGATGGTAATTGGGCGGTGAAGAAATGAGCGAATTCGTAGAGATAATAAATCCGCGCACGATGACCGCGAAACTCTTACTTGATGGACAAGTTACTGCCGAATACAAGGTCGAACAATGTGACTCGTGCAAGTTATTATTGAAATTCGATTCTGCCGGCTATCAGTATTCAGGTCTTGAAAAAGTCTTATGGATATGTGTAAATTGCCGTCTTACGAATTAAGATATTCAGTTGCATTCGCCGATGAAATGTATATTCATCAAGCTGCAACAGAAAAGATATTACAAGGATCCGGAGTAATGGGATCTCAGCCGAGATACAACCTGGCTCTTAACACGCACGAACAAGTCAGCGAATTAGCCGAATCTATAACTGCGGAATTAATCGTCGCACGTTACTTCGGGCTTGATTATGACGCACGTCAAAATAACGGCAAACATCACGCCGACGTGGGTCAAGGCTTAGAAATCAAATGGACAAAATACGAATCCGGACACTTGATTATCTATCCCAATGACAGAGATAGCGACGTGGCGGTTATGGTCGTCGGTAAATCGCCTACCTACCGGATAGCCGGCTGGATACCTGTTCAATTCGCTAAACGCGCGAAGTATAAACACCGATCTCAGGATTCATGGTGGATCGAGCAACACAATCTCTTTCCAATCGAAGATCTAGTAAGGAGCGAACATGGACGTTCACTTATCTAGTTGTCGGATATGCAAGAAGGTCACTATGCAACGCGAACGAATCGTCACAGACAAGCTGCCGCCTAATGTCAAGGTGCTGGAATGTCTAAAGTGTGGAGTTATGGGCGTGGTATTACTGGAGGATATCGAATGAATAGTTATCCACAGGCAACGAATAACCTGTGGACGACACGCAGGAGCGCCGTTCAAGTTATCCACATACTCGTCGGTAACTTGACAGGTCGGATACCATCGCGACACGGTGGCGAGCCGCTAAGGCGAATAGCTCGCAGCCGTTTCTCGGTGGTTTCGGGACTGCTATGTCTAAACGTGGTTATGACGGCTTATCCATCAAATGCAATTAACAACACAACCGAAATATATAAACTCTATGCATACACAAAGCTTCTCAATGCAAAAGAATTTCATTGTGTGAATCTGCTATGGACTAAAGAATCTCAATGGAATCCACAATCTAAGAATAAACAATCAACGGCTTATGGAATACCTCAGCTGCTCAAGATGAAAGAACGTGATCCATTCAAGCAAATAGATAGAGGCTTGCGCTATATTCAACACAGGCATTCCACTCCATGCAAGGCGTGGTCATTCTTCAAATTGAAGGGCTTCTATTAATGGCGCAGGATAGACACGGGAAAGTCTATGGATCAGCGTGGCGCAAAATGCGCAAGATGATATTGGCTCGGGACGGATTCACGTGCGGTTATTGCGGTCAGCCGGCTAATACCGTGGATCACGTACAAGCGGTGAATAAGGGAGGCGAGATATTGAATCCGGATAATCTAATCGCCGCGTGTGTATCGTGCAATTCGCGAAAGCAAGATAAGCCTTCCGCCTTTTTTTTGGCACGTCGTTCCACCGCCATGCTATCCCGTGAATCTCTTTCACCACTAAACGAAACGATAAGTTATGACTAAGGCTGGAGCAAGCAAGACAAGGGCTCTCAAGGTCGTATCAGGGACGAACAGGGATTCGGTCAGCATAGATTCGACACTTGCGCCAGTAAAGTCTCTAATCGGCTCTCCTACGCCTCGAATTCACTCACGGCTCAACGATTTACCGTCTAAAGGTGGCGAACTTATCGACTTTGCGACTAAATACGGGATCCAACTTATGCCGTGGCAAAGATTCGTCATGGAACACGCGCATAAAATCAAGCCGGATCAACGGTGGAATTCGAGTGAGATCTGCATAGTAGGGGCGCGCCAGAATGGAAAATCTACGCTTCTCATGGTTAGAGCGTTAGCCGGACTCTTCTTATGGAACGAGCCTCTTCAAATTTCCTCGGCTCACCGGCTATCTACATCGCTCGAACTCTTTCGTCAGATAGTCAAGATTATCGAAACTCACGACGAACTCAAGGAGCAAGTCAAAGTTATTCGCTGGGCTCATGGATCCGAAGAGATTGAAACTAAATCCGGAAATCGTTATCTAGTCCGCGCCAGTAATTCAGCAGCTAGAGGAATCGCACGTCCAGAAGTGATTTACATGGACGAACTTTCTATGATGAAAGATCTTGATGGCTTCGCTTCGTTGCGTTACACCATGATGGCGTCTAGGAATCCTCAAGTCTGGACGTTCTCTACGGCTGGAGATCAGTCCTCCGTCGTACTCAATCAACTTCGGGAACGTGGCATGAATGCCGCAGTCGGTGGAACCGATAAAATTACATATCTTGAATGGTCTGCCTATACCGAAGATATCCACGACGAAAATAACTGGGTCGCTAGTAATCCAGCACTTGGTCACACAATCCACGAGGACAACATTCGAGCCGTTCTCAACGATCCGCCTCACGTTGTCCAGACGGAAGTATTGTGCAGATGGATCCACCAAAAGGACGCAGTAATTCCGGCTATTTCGTGGGAGGAATGTGGCGACGACGTAGATCTCGATATTGAACGTCAAACATGGTTCGGACTTGACTTATCACCGGACAGAAAAGCGGGCGCGTTAGTCGCAGCCCAACGCTTAGACGAAAATCGCTTCGTGATAAAGTTAATGCGAACATGGGAGAACTCTGTCTCTCTCAATGATCTATCTATAGCTAACGACATAGCGGATCACTTTCGAAAGTATCCCGTCGAGGTTGTCGCCTATAGCAAGCGCACCGCCTCCGCCGTTGCCGGACGCCTTGTGCCAGCCGGTATCCCGATTATGGATTTCGACGGGCATAACTACGCGACTTCTTGCGATCTTCTACTTTCGGCAATTACTTCCGGCAGACTTCGACACAATCGAAATCCAGAATTGACGAAACAAATTCTCTCAGCCGTGCGACTGCCTCATGGCGATGGAGGCTGGATCATAGGAAGAAGAGCGTCTCAGACAACCGTGTGCGCTGCCGTTGCCGCAGCTCTTTGCACACACTTCGCGACACGCGGAGAGACAGAGATAGACATTCTCGTCGGATAAGCGTATAAGTGCGCTCTACACTTTGCGCATGGGTTTAAAAGATTTATTTATTACAAAGCCTCAAAGCGTACCGGCGACCTCCGACATAGAAGCGTCTCTCGCTCCTGTCAATGTCACCTCTTCGCTATACAACATCTACGGCGTGGCTGGAATCACGGCTTCACGCGTTGAATTTATGTCGGTTCCAACATGCGCCAGAGCCCGAAACATTATTTCGTCAAGTGTTGCAAGCATTCCTCTTAAGGTTCGCACAAAAGCCGACGGCGCAAGAGTGGAAACTCCACCGCGAGTTATCAGTCAGCCAGATCCACGCGTTCCGGGATCTGCTACCTATGCGTGGCTTGCAGAAGATATCCTCCTATATGGTTATGGATATTTACAGATTAAAGAGATTTATAGCGACACATATCGCATTCGTTCTTGCGAAAGAATAGATCCGACTCGCGTCACAATTAAAACAAATGCAAACGGAACAGAGATTGAATACTATTGCGTAGATTCAATGCCAGTTCCTTATGAAGGCGTCGGATCTCTTGCGGTGTTCTACGGAAACGACGAGGGAATTCTCAATCGCGCAGGTCGCACAATTAAAGCCGGTGCAGAATTGGAACGCGCGGCGACAATGTACGCGCGCGAACCGGTTCCGACAATGGTTCTCAAATCTAACGGCGCAGCTCTTCCGGCGGATCGTATTGCAAAACTTTTAGAGTCTTGGGGCTCTGCTCGTCGCAATCGTTCAACCGCATTCCTCAATGCCGACGTAACTCTGGAAACACTTGGATTCGATCCGGAGAAATTACAATTAAATCAAGCGCGTTCCTATGTTGCAACCGAACTCGCTCGCGTTACTGGCATTCCGGCTTATTATGTGGACGCAGAATCTGGATCAAGTATGACGTACTCCAACGCGAGTTTGGCAAGGCAATCTTTGCTTGATTTCTCACTTCGTCCAATTTGTACGAGTATAGAAGAGCGTCTTTCAATGACTGGAATGCCAAATGATTTCGTTTCATCTACTCAAGAAGTAAAATTCGATCTTGACGATTACTTGCGCGGATCTGCAAAAGAGCGCGCCGACGTTTATAAAATTCTTTACGATATCGGTGCAATTACGTCCGATGAAATCCGACTAGAAGAGGAAATGATCCGATGAATGAAACTCCAATGAATCTCAACTTTTCAATAAAGGTCAGCGCAACGGACTTTCCAAAGCGCGAAATCTCCGGTCGTATAGTGACATGGAATGAAGTCGGTTCGACTTCTGCCGGCGAAACTTTATTTACTCCGGGATCTATTACTTTCGGCGACACTACGAAATTGCTTCTTGAACACAAACGCGAATCTCCAATCGGATTTCTCAAATCGTACAAAGTTACAGACGACGGAATCGACGCCGTATTTTCTATCGGCAACACAACCGCCGGCAACGATAGCCTCGTGGAGGCAAGTTCCGGATTGCGCGATGGTTTTAGCGTAGGAGTTCTAGCCGATAAATATAAAAACATTGACGGCGTTCTTACAATTTCAGCGAGTTCTCTTAAAGAGGTTTCGCTCGTTACAGATCCCGCAATAGCAAGCGCAAAGGTCGCAGTCGCGGCTAGTGAAAATTCTGAGCCGGAATCTCCGGAGTCAGAAGAAACAAATCCAACTAATGAAGGAGACAACGAAGTGGAAATCACTCCAACCGTTCCAGACGCTCCAGCCGAAACGGTTGAAGCGGCGAAGGTCGTGAACTTAGGTTCAGCACCTCTCGCATTTACAAAGCCACGTTCACCAATCATTACTCCAGGAAATTACCTAGAGCATACAATTCGCGCCGGACTCGGTAACGAAGATTCACGTCAATATATTAAATTCGCCGATGATAGTTTTTCCACTAATCCGGCATTTTCACCGGTTTCATATATTCGCGACGTTGCACAAAACACAAACGCAGATCGTCCAGTTATCGAGGCGTGCGGTGGAACACGTCCACTTAGCAGCTACGGAATGACAGTTTCAATTCCGAAAATTACTGCAAACTCAACCGCTGCAACTGTTGCAGAAGGCGGAGATCCAACTGGAACGACCGCGATTACTAGCGCCTATGTTAACGCAACTGTAATCAAAAAAGCCGGATTCCAGCGCTATTCAGTCGAACTTCTCGACCGATCAGATCCATCATTCTATGACATCATGCTTCAAAATCTTCGCGACGCGTATGCACAAGCAACCGATCAGTATGTAATTGCACAAATTACTGCCGGCGGAACTCAAGCAACTGCAACAGCCGCAG